CGAGGTGGCGACGGCCACGACCAAGGCGAAGATGCAGGGGAACTTCCAGGCGGAGTTGGCGGCGGCTCTTGGCTGATCCGGACTGAGACCTGCACTAGGCGCGGGTCTCGGCGGGAAATCGGGGGTTGCTCCCGCGCCCAGCGCGGGGCTCGGCTGATTGGTGGCCCCACCCCCACCCCTTCGGGTCCTCCCGGGGCTTTCGCGTGTCGCAGGGGTTCGAGCCCCGACAATTCGCTAGGGTGGAGGCGCTTCTATGGGTTCCTCCTCCACGGTGACCGGGGCGGTGCTGACCGGCACTGAGCTTGGTGAGATCCTTGGCATCTCGGCTCGGCGGGTCCGTGAACTGCGAGATGACAGGGTCATCCCTGATAATGGCGCTGGCCAATACGTCCTCGGCCCCTCTGTCGCGGCCTATTGCGGCCACATCCGGCCGGCGTCTGGGCGATCTGCTGCCGGTGGCTCTGATTCTGCCGCCGGACTGGACGCTGCTCGTATTCGACTGATCAACCTGCAGGCCGACGCCCGCGAGATGCTGAACGCGCAGATGCGTGGAGAGGCGGTGCTGGCCGAGGACTTGGAGGTGGTGGTCGGAACCATCGTCGACGGCGTCAGGGCGCGCGTCCTGGCCCTCCCAACCCGGGCGGCACCCGCCGTGCTGGGCCTCGAGAGCCTGGCAGCAGTCCGGGACAAACTGACGGAGTTGGTCCATGAGGTCTGCGGTAGCCTTGCCGCAACCGAGCTCACCGATTCAGTCAAGGATCGCGCTCGGCGTCGGGCGGGCCGCGGCGCGGACGGGGACACGGATACTCCGGAGGCTGGCGCCGCCTCCTAAGCTGACGGTCAGCGAGTGGGCCGACCAGCATCGGATGCTTTCCGCCGAGGCGTCTGCGGAGCCGGGCCGGTGGGATACTGGGCGGGCTGAATACCAGCGGGCGATTATGGACGCGGTGTCTGACCATCGGGTCGAGACTGTCGTGGTGATGTCGTCGGCGCAGGTCGGCAAGACCGAGATCATCAACAACCTCTGCGGCTACCACATTCACCAGGACCCGGCGCCGATCCTGGTGGTGCAGCCGTCTGTGGAGATGGGTGAGACCTGGAGCAAGGACCGCCTGGCGCCGATGCTGCGCGACAGTCCATCGCTCAAGGGGCGGGTGGCAGACGCCAAGAGCCGCACCTCGGGCAACACGGTGCGGCATAAGACATTCGCCGGCGGTCACCTGACCATCACCGGCGCGAATTCGGCAGCGGGTCTGGCGTCCAGGCCCATTCGCATCCTCTGCTGCGATGAGGTGGACCGGTACGACGCCTCGGCAGGGTCTGAGGGTGACCCGGTCAACCTCGCCGTCAAGCGGACCACGACCTTCTGGAACCGCAAGGTCGTCCTGGTCTCGACGCCTCTGATCGCGGGATCTTCGAGGATCGAGAAGGCCTACCTGGAGAGCGACCAGCGCCGGTTCTGGATACCCTGCCCGCACTGCAGCGAGATGCAGGTGCTGAAGTGGGCCAATGTGCAGTGGAGCGATGATGACCCTCGCACGGGTGCCTACCACTGCGTGGCATGCGGCGCGGCCTGGACGGATGCTCAGCGCTGGGTCGCTGTGCGGCGCGGAGAATGGCGCGCGGAGGCAGAGTTCCGCGGCATAGCTGGCTTCCACCTGTCGGAGCTCTACTCACCTTGGCGCCGGATATCCGACACGGTCAGTGACTTCCTGCGGGCTAAGTCGAGCGTCGATCAGTTGAAGACCTGGGTGAACACCGCCTTAGGCGAGACCTGGAAAGAGGCGGGCGAGGCGCCTGAGTTTGAGCGCCTGCTGGAACGCCGAGAGGATCTGAGGGCCGCGACGGTGCCCAAGGGTGCCTTGGTTCTGACTGCCGGCACTGACGCGCAGGACGACCGCCTCGAGACCAGTGTCTGGGCATGGGCGCCGGGGTTTGAATCCTGGCTGGTGGATCACATCGTGACCCCGGGCAGTCCGCGTGATGCGACGACGTGGGACGCCTGGTCCGAAGTCCTGCACCGCGATTGGCCGAGGGTGGGCGGCGGTGTCCAGCGTCTGGCCAAGGTCTGTGTCGACACGGGCGGCCGGGACACAGCGGCCATCTACGGGCATCTGCGGCGCCTTGGTGACGCAAGGGTGGCCGGCATCAAGGGCACGGATTCTTGGGGCCAGGGTGGTTTGGTCACGGGCCCGACGCTGGTGGATGCGACGAGTGGCGGGCGCAAGCTCAAGGGCGGCTTCAAGCTGTGGTCGGTCGCGGTGTCCGGGATCAAGTCCGATCTGTATCGGCGCCTGCGGTTGGCCCGAGCAGACGAGGATTTCCCTCCGGGCTGGGTGCATTTGCCAGCCTGGGCCGATTCCGAATGGGTCAAGCAGCTGGTCTCGGAAGAGCTCCGGTCTGTCCAGGACCGGCGGAAGTTCACTCGGCAGGAATGGCACAAGCTGCGGGACAGGAACGAGGCGCTGGACTGCGCTGTCTATGCCCGCGCTGCGGTGAGCCTGCTGGGCGCCGATCGATATGGCGAGCGTTTCTGGCGCGAGCTTGAGACTGAGCGTGCGGACGAGCCGGTTCTGCGGCGGCAGGCGCCGCCAGCGGCGGTGCAGGCTGCCGAGGTGGCTGCGGCGACGCAGAGGCCGCCTGCAGGCGGGTTCTTCGGTGGGCCGCGGCGCGGATATTTCGGGCGATAGGAGGGCGGCATGGCGGAAGAAATCAGTTACCGCGATCAGCTGCTCGCCAAGCGTCGCGCCCTGATGCTCGGGCTTGCTGACGGCGTGCAGCAGGTGCGTATGCCGGACGGCAGCGGGGTGACCTATGTCGATATTCAGCACGCGCCCACGCTGCTGAGGACGATCGATGCTGACCTGGCGGCGTTGGATGCTGGCCCGGCAAAGACGTTCCTGACCTTCCAGCGCGTCAACTTCCGCTACTTCTGACATGGCCAGTATCCTCGATCGCGTTATCGCTGCGGTTTCGCCGGAGCGAGGGCTGGAGCGCGCCCGTGCCCGTGCTGGCATCCAGCGCATCAGCGCCTACACCGCCGGCCAGGTTGCCCCGCGCGGGCGCGCCTGGGCCGCCAGCAGCAAGGGACCGAATGCCGAGCTAGGCGCCGCCCTCCGCAATCTGCGGAAGCGGTCGCGGGAGGCCGTAAGGGACAACCCCTATGCAGCCCGCGCCGTGTCGATCCGGGTGGCGCAAGAGATTGGCTTTGGGATCAAGCCGCGCAGCAACACGGGCGACACGGCGCTGGACGATCGGGTGGACACGCTTTGGGCGGAGTTCGTCGGCCAGAGCGATGTCTATGGAGTGCTCGACTTCTACGGTCAGCAGGCGCTCGCGGCACGCACGCGCAGCCAGGATGGTGAGGCGCTGATCCGCCTGATCAAGCTGCCCTTGCAGGAAGCGCGCAAGCTGGGCCTCAAGGTGCCCCTGCAGCTGGAAGTGCTGGAGCCCGACTATCTGGAGGACGTGGTTCAGACAGTGCCCGGACAAGCGCGGGTTGTCATGGGCATCGAGATGGATACGCGCGGTAGGCCGGCGTTCTACCGTCTGCTGAGGCGACACCCTGGCGAGGGCATGCCTATCACAGGCGGCGGGGCCCTGGTCGATCGAGTGCCGGCTTCGGAGATCATCCACCTCTACCGCGCGCATCAGCAGCGCCCTGGGCAGGTTCGCGGCGCTCCTGATGCGGCCCCCGTTCTCATGCGGATGCAGCGCCTGGAGGAATACACCGAGGCGGCCTTGGAGCAGGCCAAGGTTCAGGCCCTGTTGGGCGTGTTCATCACGACCCCGGATCCGCTGGAGATGGGCGGCACGCCGGGCGTTGGTGATTCCGCCGAACCGATGGGCGGCCGCGGCGTGCCGACCGAACTCTACCCTGGCATGGTGGGCAATCTGCCGGTGGGCAGCGAGCCGAAGTTCCTGCAGCCGAGCGGCGCGGGCAGCTTCGAACCGTTCGCCCTCCACGAAATGATGGCGATCGCGGTCGGCTTTGGGGTCACCTATGACCAGCTGACCGGCGATCTACGGCAGGCAAATTTCAGCAGCCTGCGGGCTGGCAAGATCGAGTTCCGCCGCTCCGTCGAGCAGGACCAGTGGCTGATGCACATCCCGCGCATGTGCAAGCCGGTGTTCGAGGCGTTCATCGATGCCGCCGTATTCTCTGGGCTCCTGCCAGAGCGGGCGGGTGGTTATCCGGTGATCTGGGACACCCCGAAGTTTGAGATGGTGGACCCGGCGAAGGAGATCCCGGCGACGGTGTACGCCATTCGCTCCGGGCTTGAGACGTGGCAGCAGGCGGTCAGCTCTATGGGCTTCGATCCGCGCCGGCAGGCCGACGAAATCCAGCAGGCAAACCGCTTTCTGGATGAGCGAGGCATCATCCTCGATTGCGACCCGCGCCGGTCCACCAACTCTGGGCAGGCGCAGAATCCAGCGCAGAACGCGGCGGTGGAGCTTGGCGCTCCTGGGGCCATGCGCCCCGCAAGGACTGCCCAGATCACGGAGACAGAAGAATGACCAAGCCGACTGCGGCAGCGATCGTCGCGGAGCATCTTCGCGCGCGTGGCGGAGAGGATGAGGCCGCGCTGTTCGCCAAGCTTCCCCTGTCCGAGCGCTCTGGCGCGCCGGGTGTGCGGGCTCTGGCCAACGGACTGGCTGAGATCACCGTTACTGGCGATGTGGGCTGGGACATCACTGCGGCCGGTGTTGCCTCGGTGCTGGCTGGTCTGGGCAATGACGCGCCGCTGACGATCCGCATCAATAGCTACGGCGGCATGGCCTTCGAGGGCCTGGCCATCCACAACATCCTTGCCCGGCACGCCGGTCGTAAGACCGTCATCGTCGATGCGCTCGCCGCCAGCGCCGCCAGCATCATCGCTATGGCGGGCGACGACGTGGTGATGCCCGAGGCGTCCTTCCTGATGATCCACAACGGCGGCGCCGTCACCCTGGGCAACCGGGCTGACCACGCCGAGACCATGGCGCTCCTGGCGCGGGTCGATGGAGCAATGGCTGGCATCTACGCCAACCGCACCGGTCTGCCGGTGGAAGAGATCGAATCGCTGATGGCCGCGGAGACGTGGCTGAAGGCCGACGAAGCGGTGGCAAAGGGCTTTGCCACTCGCGTTGAAGGAGAGGCTGCCTCGCAGCCCCTGACCGCCCGAGCTGCCAATGCAGTCCGCGCCTACGCCCATGCTCCTGCCGAGGTCCTGGCTATGGTCCAGGCCCCGGCTGTTCCTGTCATCACCCCCACCACGGAGGGCAGCATGCCCGACACCGATACGCTCCCGGCCGGGCAGCCCCCCGCCGATGTTGTGACCGCCCCCGCCGCTCCCATTGTGGCCTCCCTCGAGCAGCTGAAGGCGATCGCGGCCCGTGCCAAGCTCGGTTCGGACTTCGTCGTGGCCCAGCTGACGGCCAAGGCCACCGAAAACCAAGCGCGTGAAGCGGCCTGGGACATCATGGCTAGCCGTTCCCCCGAGCGCCCGGCCTCGACTGTGCCGCCGACCGGCACCCCCGACGCCATTTCGTCGATCAAGGCGTCGATCCTGCGCCGTGGCCAGATCAAGAAGCCGGAAGTCCTGGCATCCGCGGTCGGCTATGAGGGCATGAACCTGCGCGACATGGCGGTGGAGTTCGTCACCGCCCAGACCGGTCGCTCGCCGGGCTACATGGCGCCGGACAAGCTGTTCCGCGAAGCTTTCCGCGTGACCGCGTCCGGTAACGTCGGCATGCAGACCACCAGCGACTTCGGCCAGCTGCTGGGTGACACCGCCGGCGAGATCGTCCTGGACGGCTTCCTGGCGGCCTCCACTGAGTGGCGGAAGGTGGCGCGCACCTTCAACTTCGACGACTTCAAGGAGAAGCAGATCCGCGGCGGCTTCGACCTGCCGGACATGGAGCTTGTCCGCGAGCACGGCGAGATCACCTACGGCGCGCTCGCTCGCAGCTTCGCCAAGATCAAGCTGGAGACCTTCGCCAAGGGCTTCGCCTTCTCCCGCCAGGCCATCATCAACAACGACCTGGAAGAGTTCACCAGCAATGCCCGCGCCTATGGCGTGATGGCGGCGCGCTCGCTTTCCGCCCGTGTCTGGCGCGTGTTCATCCTGGGCACGACCACCATCCTGATGCCGGATGGCCTGCCGCTGTTCCACGCCAACCACGGCAATTTGGCCACGGCCGGTGGCCCGATCAATGCCGTCACGCTGGCGGCTGCTGAGACGGCCATGATGCAGCAGGCAGCGGTTCCCGGGAAGCCTCTGGGCCTGACGCCGCGCTACCTCATCGTCGGCATCAATCGCCGCCATGAGGCGCTGTCGTTCCTGGGCAGCGAGACGATCGTGACCACGGCGAACAACACGACCACGACGACCCGCAACGCCTTCTTCGGCGCTCTGGAGATCGTCTACGAGCCGTCCTTCCCGCCCAATGCCTGGGCGCTCATGGCGGACCCTGCCATCCGCCCCCTGGTGGCTGTGCCGCTGCTGAACGGCAGCGAGACGCCGGATGTGGTGTCCGAAGCCAGCTTCGACACCTTCGGCGTGAAGGTCAGGGTCAGCCTCGACTACGAGGCAGCCCCGATCGACACCATCGGCGTCTACTACAATCCGGGTCCGGCGTAAGCGGCACCCCCTGAGGAGATAGATCATGCAGAACTTCATTCAGGTGGGCGACCAGCTTGAGGTCGTCGCCCCGGCGGCTCTCGCGAGCGGCGAGGGCGTCCTCATCGGCGCGCTGTTCGGGGTCGCCACCACGGCGGCCGCGGCCGGCGCTCCCGTCGTGCTGCGCCTGGTCGGCGTGGTGACGCAGCCCAAGGCCACCGGCGCGATCGCTGCGGGCGCCAAGGTCTACTGGGACGCCACCAACAAGCGGGTCACGACCACGGCCACCGGCAACTCGGTGATCGGTCATGCCGCGCGCGCCGCGCTTTCCGCTGACGCTCTGGCCTATATCCGCCTGCAGCCCGGCGCTTCCTGATGAGCCTCCGTCCGGTCTTCGCCCGAGCCGCCGCGGTGATGACGAAGGTCGGCGGGGAGGCAGTCAGCTACCAGTTCCGTCAGGGCGGTCCTGCCCTGGCGGTTCAGGCCATCTTCAGCCAGCCGGAGGACGCCGACGGCATGCCCTTCGGCCGGACTGGCAAGTCCTCGGTCCGCGTCGAGGCAGTCGTTACGGCTGCGGCCCTGGCGCCAGGCCGCCCCGAGCGCGGGGACCTGATCGCCATCGGGAGCGAGAAGGGCTGGAGGGTCGAGGCCGTGACGCAGGACGCCTCCGAGGCCTTCTTCACCCTTGGCCTCGTTCGGCAGGACTGAGCCATGGCACGGACAACCTTTCGCGACGCCGTGTTCGAGGTCATGCACCGATGCCTGCAGGATGCCTTTCCTGAACTGGTCGGCGAGAGCGCCATCGCGCGCAATCCGGCCAACGACATTGCCGAGAGCGACGCCTTCCCCTGCCTGCGCTGCCATGACGGGCCGCACATCAATGCCGGCATGCAGGTACTGGGCGAGGCGACCTATCGCATGACGTGGACCGTTGAGGGCTGCGTAGTGGCCCCGAGAGACGACGCCGACGCGCCGCTGGACCAGCAGATGAACGACCTGCATGCCAGGATCATCGAGGCCATCGTTACCACCGGCGCGCTGATCGAGGTGCCGCTGGTCGATGGCTGGCTGGAGATCGAGGCGCAGGACACCGAGTTCAA